ATTCTTCCCAAGCTGTGCGGCCAATGACTGATAAGATCGCTCGAAACTGACGTTTATGCCGATTGTCCGCAGGATGATCTGGTTGCCGGACTGGATGCCATGCACCATCCGCTCGAATGCCTCGGATGAGTTTATACCGCCAATAACAGCGGCATCCTGGGCGATTCGCGCAAGCTCCGACGATTTGGTAAGATCAAGATTAGCCTGGGCCATGCGGGAAAGGACTTCCCTGGCCTCTATGGCTGCGATGCCGGTTTTGCGTAACTGCGATTCAAAACCTGCCATTTCGTTTCTGGTATAACCGGCGTTGTTACCAACCACCTTCAATACCGCGCCCATTGTCTCGTAACGGGCACTCATCAGGGCAATATCTTTTACCAGGCTCCCGAGTTGCAACCCGGCGAATGCTGTTGCCAACACCCGGAGCAGCCCTGACATCTTCGAGAAATGGCTGTTCGCCGCATCCGTCTCTTTGCTCAGGCGTTTGGTGGCGTTCTCCGCNCCATGGGAAGACTTGGCNATCCCGTCCAGCGCNCGNCTGCCCTCCTTTACCTGCCTGCTGTCNACCGCGATCCCCAGTGTTGTTATGTCCACCCTTATCTCCTCGCTGCAATGAACTTTTTCACCTGGTCAATCACGGCATTCGGCTGGTGTTCTTCTGCCGGCATCGGGCAAGATGGATCTGCTGCTTTATCCAGCCAAGAAACAAAGACGGCTGACAATCCCCTGATTATCTGTGCCAGCCATATCCCNNNCNNGCCNGTCACNTCCTGCCATGCCTTGATTTCTTGCCAGGTAATCACCGCCGGGCCGAACCCCGTCTGCGCCGATAACCCGCAATCCATCGCTACCTCTACCAGCCAGGGCGGTTCGTGTAATGTCGCCCCCTTTCCCCTCGGCTCCTCCTTCCCTTTCGGGACTGCGTTCATCCATGCCAAATATTTGACATACTCGATGGACTCGTTAATTTTCAGGACAAAAAATCTTCCCACCCTCCCGATGCCGCCGCCACCTGATCCCGCAACCAGCCATAGCGCGGATTGGCATACACCTGTCGGATATTGGCGGCTGTCACCTCGGCCCCGTTCACCGTAATGCCATGCACGGAGTGAGTTAGGGCTGTCAGCCGATCAACTTCCAGTTCTTCAATGACATCCGGGGGGATGTTCACTTTCCCCCGCTTGTTCCCAGCATTTTCGACNATACCCTTTTTGTAGGCCCTGTCCGCCTTCACAGCCTGATCAGAGGAGGGGCCATAGATGGTTACGGTGCAGGGCGTGTCATCCTCTGCTTTCAGTAGGCCATGGCCGGGGAAAGAGATTCTAACCTCTGCGGTTTCCTGAATGTCCAGCTTACCAATATCCATTTTCCCTCCTTACGGGGTTACAACAAAAGATGCTGTGAGCGTCGCACTTGCGGCCACTGCCGCGTCGGTCCTCGGGTTATCAACCCCGTCATCGCTCCACTTCTCGAACTCATAGCCGACATCTGCATGGGCATAAACCGCCACACCATCCTCACCATCCGCAATGACCTGATGTGTCGGCCCAACAAGCGAGCCGTTGGCACCCGCCACATAGATGAGTACGTGGGTGTCGTCCTCNGTNACGACTTTGTTGTCCAGCTCAATATTGCAGGAAACCCCGGTAACGGTGTTGGCATCACCAATATTTCGGGTGAAAGAGCCGATCATCCCGGTGAAGAACGCCAAAGACCCATCCCCGGCAACAACCTTGAATGAATGGACATCGTAAGCATTGTCCCCGTCGAAGCCCTCTTTAAGGATGCCCTGCCCGGCATCACCAGCTACACGCCCGATGGTGGCCGCTGCGGTGCCGTAGTCGATTGAGCCTTTCCGCTTCTTTACGATGCCGGTAGCCAGGGGAGTGAACTGCTGTATCTGTGCCGATCCGCCGAACTCACCAAGGCTGGCAACATCACCCACTTCGGTGTAGCTCAACGCGCCGAAGCCTGCCAGGGTGTAAGTCGCGGGCACGGAATGGCTGACATACAGCTTTGTCTCTACTGATAATCTCACGTCGCTCATTTTGTGTTCCTCACTCGAAGAGGTGGTATGGGATTGTTACTGGTGTCACCCACCAGGCCCCGTCAATAAAGCCAGGTGAAGCCCAACCCTGGCGGTGAACTCGTACCCCGGCCATATCAAGGCCCCGAGGGAAAAGCTGAATAACCGTATCTGCATATTGCCGGGGGATGATGTCGCCTATCCCCTGTTGCATGTAAATGGAAACCTGTATGATGCCCTGCCTTTTTACCGATCCGGCCAGGGTAAAACTGTCCGTCTCCGCCGGTAGCACCGAAGCCCGGCAATGCGCCTCTGTTTGCTCCCCATACTGAACGTTGGGATATCTCACCGGCANCTCGAAATCCGCCAGCCTGTCAAATACCTCTTTGGCAATGAGTTCTTCGCTCATTTGATCGCCTTTTTTATGGCGAGCTGGAACTCCTGGGCCGCGAGCCGTACCATTCCGCCGGGGGCCTGTTTGCTGTATCCATACTCAAGCCGTCTGATGTACGGCAAATTGTTGGTCAGGAAATAGATATTCCCAGGCGCACCAGATATTGCCGACATGGCACGTTGTGCGCTCGCGGCCCTGTCCGGTACCGGAGTGGTGCTGGTGTCAACCTGGTTGATCGCTGGCATCCAGTTGTTCCTTGCCCGGCCGCCCACATATCCAGGAGGCGCAGGTGATTGCCAATATGTGGGGTCGCCAACAGGTGTACGCTCCATCACCATCCTGGTTAGCTCAAGGCATGTGGATTTAATGGTGTCGTCCATTTTGTGGCCGGTTTTGTCACACCATTTCTGCATGTCTTCGGCAAATCCCATTTATCGCCTCACCTGCAATTCCGACATGATAACCGTATCCCCTGGCTGTAACGGCTTGACGCTGATAATTTCGTACTCGACGCCACCATCAACAAGCTTCATTTGAGCCGTGGCCTGTGCGGTGGTTAAAACTTTCTTATCGCTGGACTGGATCATGCTATCCCGCTCATGNGCNTCATACTCCAGCATCACCCCCATAATGTGTTCGTCAACATCAACCAGCGTCGGGTTGTACTCTGCGCCGTATGACTCTATGGCCCGCAGTGTCATAGCCCGCCCATGCTTGGCAATTAGCCTGGTTGCCGTGGCTTTCATGCCCGCTCAAGCCTCACGTTTACCCCGGAAAAGCCCGCGAGATAGGGCNCAAGCAACTTTTCCACTTCTGGGTATCGCTTCGCCTGTCGGTGATGCCGGATCGTACTCTATGGCAATAGGACCGATCTTCTCAGACGCGGACACCCCGCTCCTCATCCGCCACGCAACTCCCCAGCCGATGCCCGTACCGCCAGCATCGCGCAAGCATGTTTTACCGCGTCGGGAACGGTTGGTGTAGCTGATCTCGTAACCTCGGACAATCACACCAGAACGCGGCCAATCGAGCCTTTGAGACTCGGCCACTATCAGCCCCTTCCATCGGTCGAGGTATCTGCTGCCCATATAGTCCGTGGCTTTTCGCAAAGATTGCTCTTTTGCTGCCGTGGTCAGTGCCGCCCATGCCGTATTGCCCCGGTTGCTGAAAAAAGCGTCTGCCGTGGCTACCGAACATAGCGATTCTGCCCCTGCAACTATCGAACCATCCTCGGTTAAGAGCGCCATGGTTCAGTTCTCCACAGGCGTAACAACTAAAATCCCTGCGCCGGCATCTGTTACTGCCGCCGTGCCTTCNNCNGGAGTGCCGAGTCGGGCATAGCAGGCAGCAGTAGCCGCAAGCCTGATCCTCGTCGGGGCTGGGCCATAACTGGTGTCGGGGATAGCCACATCAACCGCCGTCCCCCCGGTGGTAATGGCGACACCCTTGTTGCTGATACAGATTGCGCCGACATTCGGGCGAGTATTAAGAGGCAACATTTTTCTTCCCCCTGCGCGGCTTTATTTCCTTTTCTTCATCGGGCATTACGTCGTATTTCTGGTGGATCTCCGGGTTGAAATCCTCATCGTTGATTTCGACGTAATCCCCCTGTGATTCCGGGTGGGTCGATTTGATTTTCATGGAGTCCCCTCACAAGGTTAAGGGGCCATTGCTGGCCCCATCAAGATCAGGGCTTGCCGAGGAGGATGCCGCAATGCGCGGGCTTGATCATCTGACAGCCCCAGGCGATCGCAACCTCGTACTGTACCTGCCGGTATTGGAGATACATTGAGATTTCAAAGGACAGGCCGGAAATATCATCAGTAACGATCATCCGGTCAGCGGCAGAGTCGCCCTGGTCCGGCAATGCCGGTGCGCGAGTGGCAAGGGCGATGGCCCCCCGGTCAAAAAACATGTTCCGCCCAGAGCTGGCGATGACGGTGATAGCGCGGGCTGCGGTGCCCTGTGCAAGACGGATGCCGGGAGCGGCAATGGTGATGGAGTCGCCGCTTGCAGGGGCGGTGCTGGCAAACGTAACAGATGCGATTACATACTGATTGGTATCGTTGGCGATAGTGATAATGTCACCAGCGGCAACAAGCCCAGTCCCAGCGGTGGCCAGGGGGAGGACGGTCTGGCCCACGGTCAAGGTGCCACTTGCGGTGGTCGCATTTGCCATAGCCCCAGCGGTGAATGACGCGACGGCTGCAGATTCGCGGATTGCAAAACCGTGAAGATCAAGCAAAACGCCCCTGCGAAGCATCGGCTCCCCTGCGGATTCGTTCAACTTGTTGAGCTGGGCCAGGGTCCGCATATTCGCGCCGGCAGAGGTGTTGATTACCATCTGCAAGTCGCTCATCGGTGCGCCGTTGTCGGCCATGATCTTCCGGGCCTGCGCCGGGTCGGTCAGGGTAGAGGCAAACGGCTCCGCACTGTAAACGCCAGCCGCGCGGGATGCTTTCTTGTGCAACGCGGCAATATCAGCCTCAATTTCATTGGTCAAGGTCCGGTATGCCTGGGCAAACTGGTTTGCCAGAATGACGTTGTAGCTGTTGCCATTCTTGTCCAGGGAAAGCCGCTCCTCACCGTTCCACCGTACAGGCACCCGCCGCGCCTTGTCGATGGTCATGGAAACCGTGGTAATCGTCTGGTTGCCATCATCCGGGGGAGTAACGTCCGGGGTGATGTCGGTGGCAGCCGAGGCAGGCACAACAGGGCTACGGACGGTCTGCCCCTTTGCGGCCCGCTCGAAGGTCATGTCAGACGATACGGCGGGGATGAATCCGACCAGCTCACGAGAAACCGTGTCAAGGCCGTTGTAAAGCTCAGGTACCAGGTTGGTCAGGGTATTCGGGGTAGATGGCATGATGTTACCTCTTAATCAGTGAGTTTTCCCCCTTCCCGCATAAACGCTTGTTTTGCGGCAGGGGATTGGTTGTCAAATTGTGCGCGGGTCATTGTTTTCCCGCCTTGATTGTTGGCCCCGCCACTCGCCCCACCACCGGTGTTCCCGGCCGGGTGCCAATGCGGTGCCCATTCTTTGCTGCTTTCAAGCCACTCGTCCGGGCCGAATAGGGTCTTTCCGTCTTTGCCATAAACCGGCTTGCCGTCTGCGCCCAACTGAACAGCGGTGCCGTCTTCCGCCAACCTGAACAGGTTCCGTCCCCGGAGTAGCGCGTCCTCGATTGCGCTTTTGTGGATGCCGACTTTTGTCACGGCGGCAAGAATCGCGTTATCGAGAACTTTCTGTTCATAATTCGCAGCCCGCTCATTTGCCTGGGCGGCCTTTGCGGCCTCGCCCTCAAGCTGCTTGTCCATTTCCTTTTTCAGCTTTTCCGTCCGCATCGTGACAACCTCTTCCAGCTTGCCTTCTGCGATCAGTTGAGCCTCTTTATCGTTCTCGAAACGGGCCAACATGGCGCGGGTCTTCTCGGGGTCGATCCCCTCGTATTTCTTCGCAAGATCGGCTGCGGCCTTCTTGGCCTGCTTTGCCGCCTCACGCTCCGCTTCAAGCGCGGATTTAAGGCCCTTTGTATCCGGCAAGCCATTTACTGAGAGCGCGAATTTCCCATCCTGCTCAACGTAAAGACTGCGGACTGCCTCGGGTACTGCATCCAGGGTATCAACAACAAGTTCCAATGCCATTTTTCGACCTCTCGTCTGTTTTGCCCGTCTCGGGCGTTTTCGGTAGCCATCACGGCCATAATTCTATGTGGTAGAATCTCAAGTTTTTAATGTAAATGATAGTGGTTGCGGCTGTTTTTGCTGTTTTTGCGGAATAGCTTAATTGTTTTGTTGCTTTGTTGTGTGCCGTTGTGTAAAATTTACACAAGTGAACACACACCACAAAGGGAGGTGATAACGTGGAAATGAAGAGGCGGCATGTTTATTTTGCAAATGTATTACTGGAGAGGATCGAGCGGTTACGGGAGAAAACAGGGGCGAGTATATCTGAGATCATCAGGCGGGCAGTTTTGGAATATCTAGAAAAGGAGGAAAAGCGTTGGGAAGAGTAAGCGAGCAAACCATTGAAAAACTGAACGCCTTTATTGACTCCTTGCCGGTGGAGGCTCGCAAGAAGTGCGCACTGTGCAATGAAACCCTAACCCACATCGTCAAGCAAGCAGAGGCACAGACCGGGGCCGGGACAAGAACAGTTTGCCGGGTACTGGCTGAAAAGCACAACGAGGGGGCCGCCCCACTTGACGTGGTGGGCGATAAGCAATTGCAAGATAGAGTGCGACGACATGACGGCTCTGACGCTATTGTCTCGAATCAAGACAATAACCAACCCCAACCGAAAAGGAGGGAACAACCAGAGGAAAAGAAAGAAAGGAAGGTAGAGTTTGCAATGCTGTACGCAAGAATGGCTGTCTGTCAGCTAGAGAGCATTCAAGACAGCCACCCGGACAAAAAAGAAGCGTTCGACTATGTTACTGAATGGATCAACAACAACCGATAAAGGACAATACCATGGCAGAAAAGATTTATCAAACAACAAACTATGATTTATTCGACCTCCATGAAGTTAATCGCGAGGTTAAGACATCACGGGTCGGCTTTGCCAAGCTGCTGCAATCAATGAAAACGCATGGCTTTCTTTCTGCGTACCCTCTTCATTGTGTTAAGACACCCGCTGGCCGTTTACAAATCAAGGGTGGGCACCACCGCCTTGAGGCTGCCAAAATGCTTAGGATCGCGGTTAAATATATAATCTCTGATGATCACGCATCTATCATTTCTCTTGAAAAGGCCGGAGCTGGGCGATGGGGAATGACTATTTTACATCGTTTTGCAAACAAGGCATCCCTGCTTATTTGGAAATGCGGGAATATATGGAACGAACAGGGATTAGCCTTGGTGATACGGCTTCAATGTTCTTTGGCCAGTCGGCGGGTAGCGGCAACTTTGCCAAAGACGACGAAGGACAATTTGCTACA